CGAGGACACGGGCATCCTGCGCTTCGCCGATGAGCTGAACCTGTTCATGCAGCGCCACTACCTCGGGTGGCCCATCCACGGCATCTACGGCGACCCCGCGGGCGACCAGCGGCAGGCCGGCGACGTGGAGGAGCGCACCGCGTTCCAGCTCCTCGCGCACAAGGACATCATCGCCAGCCCCGCACCGGGCAACAACGACTTCGTGTTGCGCAGCGAGGCGTTCGCGGCGCCCATGAAGCGGTTCATCGACGGCGAGCCGGGGATGCTCATTCATCCCGACTGCCGCGTCACGCGCAAGGGCCTGCAAGGTGGCTACGCCTACAAGCGCATCAAGGTCCAGAACAGCGATCGGTGGCGCGACCTGCCCGACAAGAACCAGTACAGCCACCCGTGCGAGGCGGGGCAGTACCTCGTGCTCGGCGCAGGCGAGGGCTCGCGCGTGATGGCCAGCACCACGGCCAACCGCGACCGCGACATCGACGGCTACCGCAAGCGCATGGGGTACGGGTGATGAGCCAAGACGACATCACCTTCTCGCTCAACTTCTCGGCGCAGCCCGCGATCGTTGGCTACCTGGACATCGTGCCCGGGTTCAGCATCGCGGCCCGCGCGCGCCCGAGCCGGCTGCACCGCTTCGCCATGCGGGTCGTGTTCGGCTGGAAGTGGCGGGACGCATACGTCATGGCGCCGGTGCGCAGCGGCTACGACACCTCGGACCAGGCGCAGGCCCGCTACTTCTCGGACCCGCCGCCATGAACAACGTGTCGTTCCGCGAGGCCGTGAGCCGGGCCAATTCGATCTTCCGCTACCGCAGGTACTTGCGCGAGCGCCGGGCCATGCACATGTCGCTGCGCATCGCGCTGCGCGAGTGGTGCTGGCGCTTCTACTACGAATGGAGCCGCGGGCCATGAACACGCAGAACCTGACCCCGATCACCGACGACACACCCAACAGCGCCAGCGGCTTCGACGCGGCCGGGGCCGGAGGCTTCAACCTCTCGCGCCTGATGGGCATGCTCGCCGACTGCGACAACCAGCCGCCTTGGCGCACCCGGGCCGACCTCGCAGCCGCCTACGTCGATGGCAAGCAGTTCACCGCCGAGCAAGAGAACGCCGCGAGGCAAGAAGGGCTCGGCGATGTGCGGCCCACCAACCTGATCGGGCGCGTGATCCGCTCGGTGTGCGGCACCGAGGCCAAGGCCCGCACCGACGTGAAGGTCGAGGCCGACGAGGACGAGACTGCGGACGTGGCCGACGTGCTCAACGTCAAGCTCAAGGAGGCGCAGCGCGAGTGCTTCGCCGACATGGCCGTGTCGGACGCCTATTTCGGGCAGGTGGGGCCGGGGGTGGGCTGGGTCGAGGTGGCGCGCAACGCGGACCCGCTCGACTACGCCTACCGCGTGGCCAGCATCCACCGCAGCGAAATGTGGTGGGACTTCAAGGACCCGGACCTGCTCATCCGCGGCGCGCGCTGGGTCGCCCGCAAGCGCTGGCACGACCTGGACGAGCTTGAAGCGGCCATGCCCAAGCACCGCACGCTCTTGCGTCAGGTGTCCAACGGCGCGGGGTTCACCTTCGACAACACGGTTGACGAAACCGGCATCGAGCTGCGCCAGTGGGGCGACGAGAGCCGGTGGAACAACTTCCAGCGTCGCACCGAGTGGTACGACGGGGCCCGCAAGCGCGTGAAGCTCTACGAGGTTTGGTACAAGGTGCCCGCCATGGGCATCGTGATGGACATGGGCCCAACGCGAAAGCTGCTGTTCGACGAGCGCAACCAGTCCCACATCGAGGCCGTTGCCTCGGGCCGGGTGCGCATCAGCAAGCAGCTCACGCGGCAAGTGCGGTGTGCGCTGTTCGCAGGCCCCCACCGGCTGCAAGACGTGGGGACCACGCGGCGCAACTTCCCCTACACGCCGTTTTTCGCGTACCGCGACGATGCGGACCTGTCGCCCTACGGCCTGGTCGAGGGAATGATCAGCCCGCAAGACGGCTACAACGCCCGCCGGCTGCGCATCAACTGGATGCTGCGCGCGCGCCAGATCCAGATCGACAACGACGCGCTCGACACCAAGGCCAACACGCTCGCCGAGATCGCCGACCGCGTGATGCGCCCCGACCTCGTGGTCGTGCTCGATGCGAACCGCAAGAACCAGAACGCCTTTCAGGTGATGTCGTCGTTGCAGCTCCAGAAGGAGCAAATCGAGGTGATGCAAGACGACAAGCAGCTCATTCAGGACGTGCCCGGCGTCTACGGCTCGCAGCTCGGGCAGGCTGCGTCCGGTGTGACCTCGGGCATTGCCAACAGTCTGTTGATCGAGCAGGGCGCCGTTGCCATGGGCGACCTGAACGACAACTACCGGCACTCCCGGCGCATGGTGTTCGAGAACCTTCTTGACTTGATCGTCGAGGACCACATCGCGCCGGGCATGCAAGTGAAGATCGGACGCGGCAGCGCGCGCCGGGTGGTGCAGCTCAACGTGTTCGACCCCGAGCAGGGCGAAATGGTCAACAACGTGATGGACGCGCCGGTGCGGGTGGGCTTGGGCGAGGTGCCATCGACGCCCGCGTACCGCATGCAGCAGCAGCAGCAGATCGGGACCATCATCCAGTCGCTTGCGCAGACCGCGCCGGCCGCCGCAGCGGTGCTCGCGCCGTCGTTCATCGAGTCCACGGACCTGCCCGACCGCATGGAGCTGGCCGACGACATCCGCCGCGCGATCGGCATGCCCACCTCGGGCGACAAGGCCGCGCAGCAAGAGCAGCAGGCCGCGCAGAAGCAAGAGGCCGAGCAGGCCAAGCAGCTCAAGCAGCAGGCGATGCAGCTCGAATTGGCCAAGAGCGCGGCCGACCTCGAAAAGACCAAGAGCGACACCGAGCTGAACAAGGCCAAGGTGATGGACCTCGGGCACAAGGCGGGCGTGGCCAGCATCCAGACGGCCGATGCGGCCAACCAGGCCGACCGCGAGCACCAGCGGGCCGCCGCCGAGGCCGATCGCAGCCACCAGCTCGCCGCGAACGACCAGAAGCTCGCCGCCGCCGGGCATCACCTGAAAGTGGCCCAGGCCGCCACCGCAGCGCGCCCCGAGGCGCAAGACCCGGACGAAAAGATCATCGAGCAGCAGAACGCGCTCATCGAGGAGGCCCTGGCCGAAGCCAGCGCCGCATGAACCACCACAAGGAGCCCGCCATGCACCACGCCGCTACCCTTGCCCTCGCCACCCTGCTTGCGGGCTGCGCAGGGCTGCCCTACGACCCGCACGGCCTGTCCCCCGAGCAACTCAAGGCGGTAGCCGGCGACAACAAGGTCATGGTGGTCTGCACGATGACACCAACCCCATGGGGCAATGTCCTTCAAGTGCAGATCATTTCCGACACCGGCTCCATCAGAAATGGCGGGGTCACGATTGGCGACAAGTGCCTCACGGCAGTCACCACGCAGCAGAGCCCACCCAAGACGGTCACGACCGTCACCACCACCACCCCTCAGTGAGGAGATTGCCATGAGCTATTCGTTCACCATCCGCGCGGCCAACAAGGCCGATCTCAAGACCAAGGCCGACACCGAGCTGCACCACGTGCAGGCCCAACAGCCGGTGCACGGCAGGGACCGCAAGCAAGCGTATGACGCGGTTTGCGCGTTCATCGACCTGCTGCCCGACGACAAGACCAAGGACTACACCGTGTCGGTCAACGGCTCGATCTCGTGCTCGAACGAGGACACCAGCATGGCCAGCGTGAGCGTGAGCGCGGCCATCACGGGGAGAGCGCCATGAGCCTCGGCGCCATCCTCCTCATCGTCCTCGTGCTGCTGCTCGTGGGCGCCTTCCCGCGCTGGGGCTACAGCGCCGGGTGGGGCTACGGCCCGAGCGGCGTGATCGGCGTGGTGCTGATCATCATCGTCGTGCTGCTGCTCATGGGGAGGTTGTGATGGTCAGTCTCGGCCTCGTGTTCCTGGTCCTCGCGCTCGTGTTCTTCATCGTGTCGGCGGCCGGCATCCCCTTCGGGCCCATCAACACCACGGCGGTGGGCCTCGCGTGCCTCACGCTGTGGTTTCTCGTGCCCGCGTTCGGCGGCCGATGAGCTTGCCGCATGCAGCCGCAATGCTGCATGCTTGCCTGCACAAGCCCTTGTTTTGCGCGCCACCGCTTAACACGGCGTATCGAAGTGGCAGCCGCACACGTGGAATCGTCAGCCGCGTGGACGTGAGATCCAGGGGACGGTGGGCGCCTGTATGGGCCCTCGGGACGCCACCCGGGAATGGCCGAGGGAAGTGAAACTGCAATGGACAACGCACAAGCCGAGTTCGACGCTCACGACATGGAGCTGATCGCCCAGGCGCAACGGGAAACCGAAGCCGCCGAGGCAACCGACAAGACCACCGAGGTGGCCAAGCCGGACGAGGAGGCAAGCGCAGCCGCACCCGTGGCCGCACCCGCCCCCGAGGCAGCACCAGCGGCACCCGCCGCACCCGCAGCAGCCCCCGAGGCAGCGCCGGCCGCACCCGCGGCAGCACCGACCCCGGCGGCACCGGCCGCAGCACCCGCTGCACCGGCCGCGGTGGACGCGCAAGGTAACGTCAAGGCCGCTCTGCGAGCCTCACGCCACACCGAGCGGGTCCTACGTCAAGAGGTCGAAGCGCTGCGCAAGCAGGTCGCCGAGGGTGGCACCACCAAAGCCCCCAAGGACGAGCCTGTCGAGCCCGACGAGGGCCAACTGAACGACGTGCGCGAATACGCCCCTGCTGTGGGCAAAGCGTTCGACGCTCAGAAGGCCAGGATCGCCGAGCTTGAAAAGCGCGTTGCATCGGCTCCAGTGGCTGAACCCGAGGTCGCATTCGCGCCCGAGGTGTTCGATGCGGAAACGCAAGCCGCGATCGACGAAGTTCCAGAGCTGCTTCTGTGGCACTCAAGCCCGGACCATCAACGCGAGTTTGAAGCCGCCAAGGCCGCCGACAGGCTGCTGATGGTGGCCCCAGCATGGAAAGACAAGCCGGTCGCCGACCGTTTTGCTGCTGCTGTCGCGCTGGTCAAGGCCCAAGGTGTTGCGCCCTCGAAGGCGTCCGCTGCAAAGACCCTCGCCGATGCGCAAGCGCGTATCGCGGCTGCACCACCCGCTCCCGTGGGCGTGCTGGCCGTTGGGGATCTGCGTGGTGGGGCGCATCCGGCCAACACCTCCGGCACCGACCCCTACGCGATGGTCAAAGCAGGCGCAACCGACGAGGACATCATGGCCTCGCTGCCCATCCTGCCGTAAGCCACCTCTGATCGGTCGGGCCGGGGTCCCATCCCCAGGACCCGATCATGTCAACCACTTCCGTCCCGAGCGGCTCTGCGCTCGCAGTCAAACAGTATTCCAAGGCACTCAGTGCCATGGCCACGCGGCAACCCACGCCGCTCAAGTCCCTCACCGGCCCCATGCCGAGCGAGGATCAGGCAATGCGAAAGCTGCGCCAGCAAAGCACGATCGAAATGCCGGTCGTGCGTGTCGACGAGCTGGCCAAGGGGCCAGGCGACACCGTGCAGGTCGACTGCGCGCACATCGTCAAGCTGCGCCCGATCATGGGCGACCGCAACGCCGAGGGCATGGGCGCGACGCTCAAGTACAGCTCGCAGGACATCAAGATCGACATGTCCACGCTGCCCGTGTCCGCTGGCGGCAAGATGACCCAGCAGCGCACGTCGCACTCGATGCGCACCAACGCGCTCATGCAGCTCAAGGGCGGCATGCCGCGTTTCCGCTGGCAGCGTGCGCTCGTGATGCTCGCAGGAGCCCGCGGTGCCCAAGACGGCACCGACTGGATCGTGCCGCTCGCCTCAGACCCCGATTTCGCCGAGATCATGATCAACGCGGTCAAGGCGCCGACCTACAACCGGCACTTTGTCGTGTCGGGCGCGACTCTCGTGCAAGGCGGTGCGGCGCTCGCCACCGTGGCGACCACCGACTCGATGAAGCTGTCGCACATCGACGAGTGGGCCGCCATTTGGGCGGAAATGTCCACCCGCATGGCCCCCGTGAGCATCCCCGGCGACCCGGCCGCGGGCGACGACCCGATCAAGGGCCTGTGGTTCGTCGATGAGCTGACCTGGAACGACGTGATCACCGACACGACCGCGAACAACAACCTGCGCGTGTTCCAGCAAAACGCCATCCAGCGGGCCAAGTACGGCAACCTCGCCGCGCACCCGCTGTTCTCCGGCGACGTGGTGATGTGGCGAAACATCCTCGTGCGCAAGATGGGCACGGCCATCCGCTTCAACGCGGGCGACCTGGTGCCCATCGTGACCTCGGCCAACCGGCTCACGGCCACCGAGAGCAACGTGACCATCGCAGCGGCGCTGTCGACCACCCACCAGGTGTCGCGCACGCTGTTCCTGGGCGCGCAGGCCCTCGCAGCCGCGTCCGGTGCGAACCAGTCGAGCGAAGAAACGTACTCGCTGCTGGAGCACCGCACGAACTTCGAGCGCAACCTCGAATTCGCGGGCGAGATCGTGGGTGCGGAGCAAAAGCTGCGCTGGACCCTGCCGAACCAGAACGGCGATCTGGAGCCCACCGACTTCGGGGTGACGGTGCTCGACTGCGTGGTCAAGAAGCGCAGCGTCTGAGCGTCATGGGTGACGGCAACGTCACCCACCCCCTTCAAGCAAACCAAGAGGTACTTTCACCATGTCAAGTCTCAAAGCTCAAAGCGCGCTCACTCCGAAAAAGATGAGCGTCAACGGCGATGCCGTTTTCATCACCGGCAAGTACGTGGCTGCTGCCGCCCCCGTGGCGCTGGACACCATCGACTTCCTGATTCCCGCGGGCCTGTATCTGTGCACCCTGGAGTTCTTCCTCGATGACGCGGACTCGGCTGCGGCGTTCCTGTTCGGGGTCGGCTACCGCGCGGTCAACCCGGCCGATGCGGCGGCGCTGCCCACCAGCGCGGCGTACTTTGCCGCTGCCGGTCAGACCACCGGCCAGGCCGGCGGCTCGCTGCGCTGCGCGTTCAAGCCGATTCAGTTCGACGTGGACGTGTACATCCAGCTCCTCGTGAGCGTGGCGCCGACCTCGATCGTGGGCAACCCGGAGATCCACATGATCGCGGGCGGCAACCAGGTGGGTCCGCGCTGATAGGCCCGGGGGCTTCGGCCCCCGTTCTGCTTTCATTGAAGGAGATTGCTCCATGCACACCAAACCCCTGGCCCCGGTCGAGCACGACGATCTGGTGCTCGACGAACGCCCGACCGCGCGAGCGGCATCCGCTCCGCTCAAGTTCGTGCAGGTCGAGCTGGTATGGCCCGAATCGCGCGGCGCGAAGATCGACTGCAAAGGCAACACCGGCATCGTCTGGTCCTCAACCGGCGACGTGCAGCCCTACCCGGCCGACAAGTGGCACCTGCTGGCCAACAACCCCGACGTGTGGCGCCTGGTGGACCCCGGCGACGAAACCACCGCACGACGCGCCCGCGCCACGAGCGACGCCATCGAAACGCCCGAGCACCGCGTCGATCGCGTGAACCTCGAACACCGCGTTGCCATGGCCGCCAAGCTCGAAGCGGACGAACGCGACCGACTCGCCGCCATCGCGGCCAAGGTGCGCGGCGCGCAGACCAACACCGACGTGGTGGTCCTCAAGGACCCGCCCGACCCGCTTTCGGCCGAGGAGGCCGGCAACCGCCAAGCGGCCTACAAGCTCGTGACGCAGGACATGCCCGCGATCGAGGCCGCGCTGCTGGCCAAGGACGAGGCCAACGCGGCCGGCGCGCTCGCCGCAGGCATCCCGCCCGAAAAGCCCGTGGGCATCGGGACGCACGTTGCGCACAAGCGCGTGTCGGGCAAGCTCACCGAGGACCAGCTCGCCGAAATGAGCGACGCCGACGTGCACGCCGAGGGCCTCAAGCGCGATTTTTCGCTGCACCCGCGACTGAACCCGGTGAACCTGCGCGCGCGGTTCCTGGAGCTGCAAGCGGCCAAAGGCTGAACCGTGGGCGCGATCCTCGCCAGCGCGATCATCGCGGGGGTTCGCATCACGCTGCTGGACCCCTCGCCGGGCACCACGTGGCTCGATGCGGACCTGTTGAGCATGCTCAACCAGGGTCAGCGAAACGCCTGCCTGCTGCGCCCGGACCTCTACACCGTGCGTGCAGCCATCCCGATGGTCGCGGGCACCTTGCAGGCCCTGCCAGCGGGCGGCACGGGCCTGATCCGCCTGGACGAGAACGTGTCGGGCAAGATGCGCTGCCGGCTCGTCGACTCGGATCTGTTCGATGCCTTCTTGCGCACCTGGCCAGCGTTCACCCGCACGGTTGAGGTCGAGGAGTACGCATTCGACCCGAAGGACGCCGCGCGCTTTCAGGTCAACCCGCCCAACACCGGCGCCGGCTCGGTCATCGCGCACTACACCGCCGTGCCGCCTGCGATAGCCGCCGTTGGCAACGCCATCACGCTCGACGACACGCTGGAGCTGGTGCTCAAGCACTTCACGCTCGGCGAGGCCTACGCGGCCAACACCAAGCGGCAAGACCTGTCCAAGGCCACGTTCTACCGCCAGTCGTTCGAGAAGATGCTGGGCATCAACGCGCAGGCCGCGGTGGCGATCTCGCCCAAGTACGGCAACACCCCAGGAGGCGCGTGATGGCACAGGTTCAAGTCAAGGACGTGCTCACCAGCGAGCTGCTGCTCATCTGCCGCGACTGCCCGATGCAGGTGCTGGTGCAGGCCTACGTGCGCGCCGCGCGCCAGCTCTGCAACAAGTCGCACTGGCTGCTGGCGAGCGTGGCGGGCAGCGCGACAGTCGCCAGCCCGCTCTACACCTTCGGCACCGACGCCTTCACCGAGGCGATCGGCGTCAAGGCGGTGGCGGTCGACGAGGACATGCTCGGGCTCGATTTCGAGGCGCTGACCGAGAGCGCATCGGGCTCGTGGGACACCTCGCGCGCCGACGGCGTGCCCGAGTTCTACAGCTACGTGCCCGAGGGCATGATCATGCTGTACCCGACACCCGACCTCGCCTACGGGCTGCGCACCATCATCGAGGTGCAGCCCAAGCGCGACTCGGTGAGCATCGACGAAACGCTGGTCGTGAGCTGGGACTACGCGCTGCAAGCCGGCGCACTCGCCTGGCTGCTCGGCATGCCACGCACGCCGTGGATGGACAAGGTTGAAGCCAGAGCGCAGGAACTCGTTTTCAAGGGCCTCGTGAACCAGGCCACATCGAGCGCGCAGCGCGGCTACAACGCCGGTGCGAGCGCAACCTCGGCAAGCGGGCGGGCCACTGGCGCGGTGCGCACGAGCATCCTGCCGATCTGAGCACGGAGCCCGCCCGTGCCTAGCATCCTCACCACCATCCTGAGCACGGGCTTCGAGGGCACGTCTTCGGTCGGCTCGATCACCAAGCCAACGACGGCGCTGTGGGCCGCAAACGGCACGAAATCGGGGTGGTATCGCGGCGACTACGCTTCGGACGGTGGGGCCACGTTTTCCGCGCCCGCCAC